TACCGTATTTTATGAATTATTTGGAGTTCATTGTGTTGGCGGATGATTTGAAAAACTTTAAAATTATCACCTCAGCATTTTCAACAGATGGTTCTTATTTGAGGACATTTAAGGGAAACTCAAATAGCCCAAAACTTTTCTTATAGTCTCCTATTTGATAAGTCTCTAAATTTGTTTAATATTTATATACGATGAGCAAGGTAAACTTCACGTTAGTGTGAAAGCCAATAAACCACTCGTGTTATAGAAATGTTTACAGATAAAGAAATCGAATCGTTCCTACACGGAAACGACCCTGAAGAATTTATAGTCGCCATCGAGTTTGACTATGCTTCCAACTCCATTTACAAAATCAAAGAAATACCTGGCAAAGGAAAAGAAATTCGAAAGGATACTTTCATTCCGTTTGCTTGGGTTGGAGATTTAAGAGACATCAATTTTTACAAAGGTTCCAAAGCGGCTCAAAAAGAGGCGATGACCAAGTTTGGTATTGTTATCGAAAAGTTAGAAACCTATGACAATGATCGATTGAATCGTGGACTTACGTTTTTGGTGAAATCCTTGAAGGGATACAGAGAATTAGTACAATTTTTTAGAGAAGGAGGATGCGATCCTTGGGGAGATAAAACCAAGGAGAAAATGATGATTTTGTCTCCTGTTGAGCAATACTTGGTTCAGAAAGAAAAAAGATTGTTCAAAGGATTCGAAGATTACAATCAAGTTACTAGACTTGTATTTGACTTAGAAACGACCGCATTAGAACCTAAAGACGGTCGTATATTCATGATTGGTATTAAGACAAATAAGGGATATCATAAAGTTATTGAATGCATCGATGAGTCCCAAGAAAAGGGAGCTATCATTGAGTTCTTTCAAATTATAGATCAATTAAAACCAAGTATTATTGGTGGGTATAACTCAGCAAACTTTGACTGGCATTGGATCTTTGAAAGATCTAAGACATTAGGTATTGAGGTAAAAAAAGTTTGTAAGTCACTCCACCCTGAACATTCTTTTACGAGAAAAGATGGGATGTTGAAACTTGCAAACGAAGTGGAAACTTATGTCCAAACTTCGATTTGGGGATATAATGTAATTGACATTATTCACGCAGTTCGTAGGGCTCAAGCTATCAATTCAAGTATCAAATCCGCAGGTTTGAAGTATATTACGCAATATATCAATGCTGAGGCTCCTGACCGAGTTTACATTGACCATTTGGACATCGGTCCATTCTACTCTAAAAAGGAAGAGTTTTGGTTGAACACTCAGAATGGAAATTATCGTAAGGTTGGACAAGAACCCAAAGTAGATCAGATTTGTGAAAGTAGAAGTGATGTTTATATCAAAGTTACAGGTGATAACTTGGTGGAAAGATATCTCGACGATGACTTGGACGAAACCTTGAAAGTTGACCAAGAATTCAACCAAGGTTCATTCTTACTTGCATCAATGATTCCAACAACTTATGAGAGAGTTTCAACCATGGGAACCGCTACATTGTGGAAGATGTTGATGCTTGCTTGGTCTTATAAAAATAATTTGGCAATTCCTGATAAAGAATCTAAAACTGACTTCGTAGGAGGACTGTCTCGACTTCTAAAAGTTGGGTATAGTAAGGATGTTCTTAAACTTGACTTCTCGTCTCTATATCCATCTATTCAGCTTGTCCATGATGTGTTCCCAGACTGTGATGTTACAGGAGCTATGAAAGGTATGTTGAAATGGTTCCGTGATACTCGTATCAAATACAAAAACTTGGCGGAACAATACTATGAAACTGATCGTAAAAAATCTGAGTCCTTTGGTAACAAACAACTTCCAATCAAGATCTTCATCAACTCGATGTTTGGTGCATTGTCAGCCCCTCAGGTATATGCTTGGGGGGATATGTATATGGGTGAACAAATCACATGTACAGGTAGACAATACCTTCGTCAGATGATTAAGTTTTTCATGTCCAAAGGTTATGTTCCACTTGTGATGGACACTGACGGTGTAAACTTTTCTACACCTGAAGATGCTAAAGATAGAATGTATATTGGACGTGGATTGAATTGGAAAGTGAAAGAAGGTAAAGAATATCATGGACCTGAAGCTGATGTTGCAGAATATAATGACATATTCATGAGAGGTGAAATGGCTTTGGATACCGATGGAGTTTGGCCATCATGTATAAACTTGGCTCGTAAGAATTACGCTGTAATGGACGCTAAGGGTAAAATCAAGTTGACGGGAAACAGTATTAAATCAAAAAAACTTCCGATTTATATCGAAGAGTTTTTGGATAAAGGGATTAAACTTTTATTACAAGGCGATGGTAAATCATTTGTTGAATACTACTATGAATACATTCAAAAGATTTATGATAAGAAAATTCCTTTATCTAAGATCGCTCAACGAGCCAAAGTGAAATTGAGTTTGGACGAATACAAAAAAAGGTTGACTCAAAAAACCAAGTCAGGAAATAGTATGTCTCGTATGGCTCACATGGAATTGGCAATTCAAGAAAACTTGAATGTAAATTTGGGAGATGTGATTATGTATGTCAATAACGGAAACAAAGCCTCTCAAGGAGATGTTCAAAAGATGACTGTAAAACAACTCAAAGATTTGAACGCATCCAATAAATTATTTAATCCTAACACAAAGGATGTAACTGATGGGGTAATAGTGAATTGCTATATGCTAGACAAAGATATTTTGGATAATAATCCTGACATGACTGGAGATTACAATGTTCCGAGGGCAATGGTGACATTCAACAAAAGAATCGAACCTTTGATGGTTGTTTTCAAAGATGATGTAAGAAATGGATTGATTGTAAACGAACCAGATAAGAGGGGTATTTTCACAGCATCACAATGCGAGTTAATAAATGGTCACCCTTTGTCCGAGGGAGATCAGGATCGTCTCAAAGAAGATGTTTTGGACATCACGGAAGCAGAACTTAGATATTGGGGAAAAAGAGGATTAGATCCCAACTATATGTATGAATTAGCTGAAGAGGGGTGGGATAAGTTTATATCATAAAAAAAAGGGATGTAAGTCCCTTTTTTTTATGATTGTTTTAATCCATCGGAGGACAATATATACCAATTACCTCCAACGAACCTGAATTCTATACAAGCAAACTTATCTACAACAACTTCATCATATTCTTCGTCAATTTTTCCTGTGTCAGGAAGAATTGTCAAACTTGTCATTGATTTAACGACAATATGATCTGTCGTTTTTGAATCCAAGATAACTACAGATTGTACAACATTTCTCACAATTATACAACTTTCCCCATTGGTTTTGTATGTTGTTTCAGATACGACTGAAATTTCAGAGGTTGTTATTACTTCACCCCTTATAATTCTTTTAGAGGGGATTGATTTGATTATAGCCATAAATTAGATTACGTAAATTTGTCGAGGCATAGCTCGAAATCTCATTTGTTTGTTTAGATTTTCTGCGATGAGAGCTTCTCTTTCCATAACTTTTTCAGGTCTCATTCTCGTCAACCAACCTTCAGCCCCAATCAATTCTTCGATCAATTTAGTTTTTTCATCTTTAGCTTCGGTTAACAAACTTTGATAATCCATAGTGATCTCACTATCGGGAGTTTTCAGATTACCACTGTACTTTCCTCTTACTCTTGCTAAAGTTTCTTTACAATATGCGGTAAACCATCTTCTTACCCACTGTTGACCTGGTACGTTCAAATCTGTCCAAGTCAATTCTTCAATAGGAACATCAGTTGGTAACTTAATGATATCAGGATTATTTTTCAAACAATCTGCCCTGCTATCAGGTTCAACATCGTAATACCAATACCACACCGCTTTACCTACATAAAGGTTATAGTTTGACCAGTTGAATTTTCCACCAGGTGTATTGTATAAGTGAATAAGTTTTTTTCCATCAGGAAGACCTGTGATTCTATAAGTTAAGGAACCACCCAAAATTCTGTTAAGAATGTTGGCTTCTTGCATTCTAATCAAGTAGTCAAATCCTGACATCATGAAGTATGAACCTTGATAACCCATCTGAGCGTAACCCGCTTCGTTGGCACCTAATCCGATACCACCAAATCCGAATCCACCAAGACCACCCAAACCGAATGCTGTCCATGCTTGATTAGAGAACCATAATAATTCGTTTACCTCTCGACCTGCAGGGATTTCATAAGTTTGGGTATTAGCACTTAAAATGAAATAATCTTTTTTCAAAACCCAAGGTCCTGCGGTTTGTAAACCTACAATCTTAGAATAGGAATAACTGAATTGTTGTTCGAAATCCATTGTTCGAGTCACCAAAGCTCTAGCAACTGATCTTTCGTTCATATTCAAGTTTACAAGGTTGACCCACTGTGAATCAATTAACCATTGGAGAATGTATTCTTCATAGTCCCCTACGGCTAATTCCATTAGTGAATCCAACATTTCGTCTTCGAGTTCAACACTTCTGAGTGGAGCTCCTAATTGGTGTTTAATTCTAGTGTATATCCTACTTCGCTCTGGTTCTGGTATTACTGACATATAATATAAATATTCACAAAATGTTTATTCGATGTCGAATTTCAAAGCATCGAGTGGAAACACATAGTTTCCATCTACAATTTTTGGTTTTTTATTAAAAATCAAAACGTTTTTACCTTTTTGGAAAATCAATAAATCAGTTGAATAGTTTTTAACATGTGCTGTCCCGAGAAGTGTTATCGTTCCATTTTCTTCATCAACTATTTTTTCTCTGAAAGGTTTTACTTGGGCGGTTTCCGCTTGGTCATCACTTGTAAGTCTTAGGTCAATACCACGTAGAGCATCATCTTTACTACCTAATTTACCAACTACTTCTACTTTCACTTTTTTTCCAAAAAACCTCCTCAATATCGCTGCGACAATTTCTTCTCTTTTATCCCCCGAATAATTTCTTTCTTGTAAAATTTTCATAATGTTTACAAAACTTGAACTTTCTAAGTTGAATATTCTAAATTTATAATAATCTAATGCTGCGACAAATCTTTCAACTTCACTTACTTGTTGTTCGGGAGTTTTTCCTACGAACGATATTGGTGTTTTACCTTTGATTGTTTTGATTACTTGATTTACATCATTAAGCAAAATACAAAATGTGGTGTAATTTGTGTTCAGTTTATTGATTACTGATCTTCCTTCGGACTCTAAACCAAAAATTCCTGATAATTCACCTGAGGGCGGATTATTGACATACAAATCACTAAACACCGTCATCAATATTCTTTTGATGGCTGAACTATATTTGTATTTAATTGTCTCGTTAGTATTGAACAAGGTTCTGTAAAACTCGTTATCTGTTGTACTACAAGACTCTGACTTTGCTTCCGATAAAAGTCTTTTGAATTGTACGGATTCCAAAAGTTTTGTCTCAGTTTTCATTTCGTAAAGTTTGGATACAAAATCCCAGTTGACTACTTTCCAAAAATTTGAGATATATTCGTCTCTTTTATTCTTGTATTTCAAATAATACGCATGTTCCCACAAATCCAATCCCAATAAAGGGAACCCACCTCCTTCAATAATATTCATCAAAGGGTTGTCTTGATTTGGGGTTGACATAATCTTCAGAGTATTTCTTCCTGTCAAAACTAACCAAACCCATCCTGAACCAAACCGTTCTTTAGCAATTTCGTCAAATTTTTTCTTGAAGGAAACAAAACTTCCAAACTCTTTAGTGATCTTTTTATATAAATTACCCTTCAATTTTTTTGGTTCGGGCGACAACATATTCCAAAAAAGTGCGTGATTAAATGCCCCACCAGCATTATTTCTAATTGTTTTGTCAAATCGACTTATAGTTTTGATTATTTGTTCTAACTCTAAATCTCCGTACTTTTTCTTGGAGAGAGCGTCATTTAATTTATCAACATAACCCTTATAATGTTTGTTGTAATGGAAATCCATTGTTTCAGGGTCGATAAATTGTTTGAGGGCTGAATAGGAGTAAGGTAGTTTTTCTATTCCTATTTTTTTCATTTCGGTAATCAACAACTCTTTTTCTCTCGTTACTTTTTGTTCTACAATTTTAAGTTCGAGTTGTTGAACCTTTTCTTCTAATTTATTCATATTTGGCTATTTGTTTGACTATAAATAATCAGAAGTTGATTTATATTCGCAGTTCATTGATTCTTCGTAAAATTTCTTCAGCCGTGTCGGAGGAATTAAGATCGTCACCCAAAACTGTTGAAATAACCTTTTTCTTACTATTCAATATGTCATATATAATTGCTTCGATTGTGTTTTCATAAATTGGATAATAAACCAAAACATTATTTTTTTGACCAAATCTGTATGCTCGGTCTTCGGCTTGTGAGTGATCAGATGGTAGGAACGAAAGGTCATTCATGATCACAGCTTCAGCGGCTGTTAGAGTCAAACCCACTCCTGCGGCTTTGATGTTACCGACAAAAACTTTGACTTTTTCGTTTTCTTGAAAATTATCAACACTGTTTTGACGTTCTATTTTACTCATAGACCCATCAACTTTAACTGATGTTTTTCCGAAATGTTGACAAATTTTATTTAAAGAATCGGTAAAGTTACAGAAAATTATTACTTTCTTTCCTTGTTCTATAATATTTTCAGCTAACTCAATTGTTTGATATATTTTCTCATCAGCGATGATTTGTCTAACTTTTGTCAGTTTTGTAAATTGAACCGTGAGTGATTTTGACTCTTCAGGATTCTTGTCATACCAATCGTAATATTCCCCCATTACATCTTCATATGCTTTGGATTTAAGTTTTAAATAAACGGGAGTGATTATTTTGTCAGGAAGATCTAAAACATTTTCTTTCAATCTTCTCAAAAGTAAACCTTGTGTCCTGTCTCTTAGTTCCTCTAAATTGGACGCTCCTGTAACATTCCAAACTTTTCTTCGACCAACTGAGAATTGATATCCTCCACAGTATCTAATAGCATATGCCATCCAATTTTTTGCTACAGGAGATTCGACTAAAGATAACAAGTTGAAGTAATCCATAGGTCTAGAAGTCATTGGAGTTCCAGTCAACAACCATAACCTATCTACATTTTTTGCAATGTCATTTATAAGTTTTGTTCTTTGGGCTGTAGGATTTTTGATATAGTGTGCCTCATCAACGACCACCAAATCAAAATTGGCAAAAACAATTTGCGATTCATCTTTTTTCTTATTGTCATGAAAATTTTTAATTATGTCGTAGTTTATTATTACAAAATCATGATCAGTACTAAAGTTTTTACCTTCTGAAATATACACAGGTCTATCAGAATAGTTTTCTATTTCTCGTTTCCAATTTATTTTCAAAGTGGCAGGACAAATTATCAGAATTTTTTTTGATCCTGTTTCCAAAGCGGCGATAATAGTTGAGGTAGTTTTACCCAAACCCATATCATCGGCTAAAATAAACTTTTTGTTTTCGACTAATTTTTGAACCGCTTCTTTTTGATGTTCGAGTGGTGGACGATGTGAATACTTTGAATAATCTATAACAACATCTTTTACCGTATTGTCTTTGATGATCGCGGCTTTGGGTAACCAAATATCATGGAGTTCTTCGTTTTCGAAAACTTTACCCCATATATGGAAAGCCTTTTCTTTTTCGGAGAGTAATTTTTCAACCCATACTTTGGTTGGTATTTCGGTATATAATTTGTCGTCGGCTAACTTGTTTGCAAAGTATGCATCTAATATTACCCACTTTCGAGCAACTTTTGGTTGCTTATCGTGATTGTTAATTATATACTCCGATTGACTTCTTGTAGGGTAAAACTTTTTATTTATTTGTGACTTTCGTTTTAATTCTAAAATAAAATTGTTTCCTCCCTCATAAGATTCCAATAGTGATAATGCTTTCGATTCTAGACTTACATCCATCTATAAGAAAAATATTTGGTTTAAATATAGTTATAAACTGAGTATTTATCAATATATAGGAAACCACATAATATAATGGCAGAAAAGTTAGTTCCAATAACAAGATTAGGTAAATTCTTCGGTGCTGAAGATTATGCTTTAGATATCGGCATGGGCGAAGAATGGTTAATCGGTGATATGAATTTCACCATAGTACTTTACCGTATTGATAGAAGAAAGACAAAAACTGATGATGTATATGGCGAAGTGCTGGAAGATGGGATACAGTTTCTTGCTCCAATTGAACTCAAAGGTTTAGTTCAAGTCATGGCACCTACTAATAAAGTTTTGGGGAACTCTAAAGTCGAACAACAAGAACCAGGTAATATGAAGTTTAGTATCTATCAAAAAACTTTGGATGATATGGGTGTCGAAATATTTCTGGGTGATTACATTGGATACTACGAGTCCGAAGACCGAGTTAGATATTATACTGTTAGTGATGACGGATATGTAAAATCGGATAATAAACATACATATGGTGGCTACAAACCTTTTTATAGAACGGTTGTTGCAACTTATGTAAGTGAAAACGAATTTAGAGGTATATAATGAAAATAATTATTTCAGAGGATCAGTTTGACCGAATCATGGAAGTTATAACGGATGATAAAGTGATCTGTGGGAATTGTGGATGGTCGTGGGACTTAGAAGATGGAGGTGATGACCTATATACTTGTCACAAATGCGGACACAATAACTCTGAAGATTTAGACGAAAAATAAAATGCCATTACCAAAACAAGTAAAACCTACATTACCGTTAGTTCCAAAAAAAACTTTGTTAGCAAGAAGAGAACAACTTCTCGAATTTATAAACAAAGATGGAACTTATTTACCGAAATCAGTTCTGCATGCTGACTTAGATAGAGGGATGCTCGATTTTGTTAAAGACGATTTGAAAGTTGTAACTGCGGGTAAAATTATCCCGATGATTGATATTATCATCACAACACAAAATTGGGTACAATATACTGAAACCGCCTTATTTACTAATTTGGACTTCAATCCTGAACCCCCATTTATTACCGTTGTAAGACAACCCGAAGTGAAGTTTGGTACTAACCCATCTTTACAATATACTATACCTAATCGGAAACAATTTTATTATGCTTCGGTTCCAACATGGAATGGTAATGAACAAGGTATGGACATTTACACGATACCACAGCCAGTTCCTGTAGATATCAATTATAGTGTTAAAATAATTTGCAATCGAATGAGAGAGTTGAATCAACTCAACAAAATCATCATGCAAAAGTTTTCATCAAGACAAGCATATACTTTTATCAAAGGACAGTATGTTCCAATTGTACTTCAAAACATTTCTGATGAATCTCAGATGGCTTTAGATTCCAGAAAATATTTCATACAAAATTACGATTTTACGATGTTGGGATACTTGATAGACGAAGAAGAATTTCAAGTGAAACCTGCAATTGCCAGAGTTGCTCAAATAATGGAATTGGATACTACGTCCTTGAAAAGGAGAAGACCTAAATTTCCTGAGAACCCCAATGAGTTTTTGTCAGACTTTTTATTTATATCAGGTAATGATACACTAAGTGAGATTGTAGAATTTAGAGCGAATATGTCATTCGTAGGTTCGACTAACGTGGATAGTTTCGATGTTTATATAAACGATGATTTTTATGGAACTGATGTGAACGAAATTCAAATCACGACTAATGATATACTCAGAATAGATGTTGTAAAAACTAACAATAGTTTGGAATCAACTTTGAAATTTGAATCACAATTAGTTTAATCTTCCCCGTATATATCTTTTTTCTCCTTACATTTTTCAACTATAAGGTTTTCTAAAAACTTATAAATTTTCATGCCTCGTTTCTCACAATACTTTTTCAGTAATTCGTGAGACTCGGGGGATATTTTGATATTCTTTATTTCTTTGGTCATTTGTTAGGTAGAAAAAAGGTAGAATAAATTCTCCCTGTTTATAAATAGATATTCAAAAGTCAAGTTTTTTCATTCAGATACTAATATTTATCATTAAAATAAATCTGCAATAGAATAAATTAAATAATGGCAACACAAGTAAATCAAAAGGTATATGTATCACCTGGAGTATACACATCAGAAACCGACTTATCATTTGTTGCTCAGAGTGTTGGTGTAACAACATTGGGTTTAGTGGGAGAAACAATCAAAGGTCCCGCTTTTGAACCTATCTTTATTACCAACTATGATGAGTTTCAAGCTTATTTCGGAGGGACTGAACCAACAAAATTTGTTAACACACAAATTCCAAAATATGAAGCTTCTTATATAGCTAAATCATATTTGCAGCAATCTAATCAACTTTTCGTTACAAGAATTTTGGGTCTTTCAGGGTATGATGCAGGACCTTCTTGGAGTATCAAAACTATTGCTAATGTTGACCCATTGACTGTCGGATTGAATCCTGCTTCAGCAACTACTTGGACTGCATCATTCACAGGAACTTCAACAGGAAATACTGTGACATTTGTTAATGGTGGATTACCAGCACCAGTTTTAGCAAATTTCAACACTCAGTATAGATTATCTGATGGAAGTACTTCAAGTTTAGCTTTGGACTTCAATAGTAATCTTGACAATATTATGGATACCCCATCATTGTCTGCAACTACAACAGTGGTATATGGAGCAATTCCTGAGTCTAATTTTTATGACTTAACTGGAGAATATTCAAATGTGATAAATGAATATGGTTGTGATACTGTCAACTTGGCAACAAATGATTTGAGTTCTGATTTGAACGATCCTTGGTATTATGCTAACTTTGATATTACTTCAGGAAACGCTTACTCAGGATATTCATTCTTTTATTATGTTTCTAGTTTAACATCAGGAAGTTCTTCAACATTCTCAGGTACCGTATCAGGTAGTGTTTTCACTTACTCAGGAACGGCTTACAGTGAATACAATGACATGGTTATTGCAACTCTTCGTTCTAGAGGTATTTCACTTTACACTAATACGGTGGAAAGTGATCAGCATGGACCAATTTATGAGGTGAATGCGTTATCTGCAGTAACATTAGTTTGTACTAATCAATATTCAGGGGTTACTCAATCTCCTTATGAAACTTTCTTAATATCTGGTGTAACTAAAGATGCTGACAACTTTTCTTTTGAAACTTCTATGTCTGCGGCTTCTTCCAAATACATAACAAAAGTTTTGGGTGTAGACAACTTTGGTAAATCAAGAAACGAAGTTCCATTGTTTGTGGAAGAAGTTTATCCAGGAACTTTGAACTACGCTTACAACCAAGGATATATCAGAGGTTTGAATTGTAACTTGGTCGCTTTGGAAGGGGCTAGAAGTCAAAACCCTCAATCAATCGCTTACAATGTTACACAATATAAATCTCCAAGTACTCCATTCTTAGTTTCAGAATTAAGAGGTAATAAAGTTTATAACTTATTTAAATTTATCTCAATCTCCGATGGAAATGCTGCGAACACTGAAGTAAAAGTTTCAATTGCTAACTTGTCTTTCAACAATATGACATTCGATGTATTGGTTAGAAACTTCTTTGACACAGATGCTAATCCTGTTGTAATTGAAAAATTCACCAACTGTAACATGGATCCACTATCCAACAACTTCGTAGCTAAGAAAATTGGTTCGAGTGATGGAGAATACGCGTTGATATCAAGATATATAATGGTCGAACTTGCTGATGAAGCACCTATCGATGCAATTCCTTGTGGATTTAATGGTTATACTCAGAGAGAATACTCGTCATTGAGTAACCCATCACCATATCCTGTATTCAAAACAAAATATTACTTCCCTGGTGAAGTTATTTACAACCCTCCATTTGGTGGGGCGGCTAATACCACTGAATCTGCTGGTGACATCGTAAGAAGAAGTTATTTAGGTTTCTCAAGTCAATTCGGAGTTGATGATGCGTTCTTACAATACAAAGGAACTCAGAATCCTTTGAATTGGGTGGCGTCTCCTCTTCCAGTTAACGGTGAGGCTTGGAACGTATTGAGTAAAGGTTTCCACATGGACTCAGGTGCTACTGTTGTTACAATCTCTAACTCTTACCAAACAAGTGGTGAAACTGCATTCGAGTGTGGTGTTGCTAACTTTACTACTGATCCTGAAACTCAAGATAATCCATACTACTTCATTTACGCTAGAAAATACACAGTATGTTTCGCTGGTGGATTTGACGGATGGGATATCTACAGAGAACATAGAACTAACCAAGACAGATTCCAACTTGGGGCTAATGGATTCTTGGCAGGTGCATCCGCATCACAAAGATATCCAAACGCAACTGGTACAGGTTTGTTCAAGAGAATTGTAGTTCAGAACAACACTCAAGATTTTGCTAACACCGATTACTACGCATACTTGTTGGGTATCCTAACATTCGCTAACCCTGAATCCACAAACATCAACGTGTTTGCAACTTCAAGTATAGATTATGTAAACAACTCTAACCTTGTAGAAGAGGCTATTGACATGGTTCAATTCTCAAGAGCTGACTCAGTTTACATCGCAACGACACCTGATTATCAAATGTTTACTCCTGATGCTACTAACTCATTGGATATCATTTATTCACAGGAAGCGGTAGACAACTTGGACAACACAGGTATCGATTCAAACTATACTGCGACTTACTATCCTTGGATTTTGACAAGAGATACTGTCAACAACACCCAAATTTACTTACCACCAACAGGTGAAGTTTGTAGAAACTTGGCGTTGACAGATAACATCGCGTTCCCTTGGTTCGCTTCAGCGGGTTACACAAGAGGTCTTGTGAACTCTATCAAAGCGAGAGTGAAATTGACTCAAGAAGATAGAGATACTTTGTATCAAGGAAGAATCAACCCTATTGCGACATTTGCTGATGTGGGAACAGTAATTTGGGGTAACAAAACTCTACAAGTTGCTGACACTGCATTAAACAGATTGAACGTAAGAAGATTGTTACTTCAAGCTAGAAAGTTGATTTCAGCAGTAGCAGTAAGATTGTTGTTCGAACAAAACGATCAAATCGTAAGACAACAATTCTTGGATAGTGTTAACCCTATCTTGGATTCAATCAGAAGAGACAGAGGTCTTTATGACTTTAGAGTAACAGTTTCTTCTTCACCTGAAGATTTGGATAGAAATACATTAACTGGTAAAATTTACCTAAAACCAACGAAGGCGTTAGAATTCATCGATATCGAATTCTTCATCACTCCAACAGGAGCTTCGTTTGAGAATATCTAAAACAGAAAGGGGGGTTTAGTCCCCCCCTTTTTTAGCCAATGAGAAAAGAGTATACAGAAGGGTTTCAATCGGAGAGCACACCAGATATGAAGTATTATGCGTTCGACTGGGACGATAATATTGTTCACATGCCCACTAAAATTATAGTTAAAGATGATAGTGGAAATGAAGTGGGAATGTCTACTGATGATTTTGCGGAATATAGACATATGATAGGTAAGGAACCTTTTGATTATAAAGGTTCAACTATTGTAGATTATGCTGATGAACCTTTCAGAAATTTTAGATCTGGTGGTGACAAAGATTTTTTGGTTGACGCTATGAAAGCTAAAGTCGGTCCCGCTTTTGATGATTTCAGAGAAGCAATCAATAACGGATCAATATTTGCAATTATAACAGCGAGAGGTCACAATCCTAACACTATTAAAGAAGCAATATACAATTATATTATTTCAGGATTCAATGGTATTGACAAAGATCAACTATTAAAAAATCTTAAAAAATATCGATCATTCGTAGACGAGGAGGACATGAGTGACGAAGAACTGATAAAGTCTTATTTAGAACTCAACAAATATAATCCAGTGTCTTTCGGTAATGAAGAAGGAGCGGTCAATCCAGAAGAGGCTAAAGTGGAAGCGATGGAAGAGTTTGTAAGCTACATCAAGGGGATGGCGGCTTTACTTAATAAAAAAATATTTCTAAAGAAGGGAATAAGAAATAAATTTATTCCTAAAGAAGTATCTATTGGTTTTAGCGATGATGATCCTAAAAACATAGAAGTAATGAAAAAACATTTTGAAAATAAACCAGATAATATAGTAAAAACTTATTCTACTGCTGGAGGAGTTAAGCGAGAAGTAAAGTAAGGATACTTGTAGAAAAAAAAAAGTAAAGAGAAAAATTTTTCCACAGGTCTATATTTATGAGTATAAACTAAGAACAAAAAAAATTTAAAAATAATATGGCTGATTTACTAATGAAAATGCCGATACCTTACGAACCGAAACGACAAAACCGTTTTATCTTGAGGTTTCCATCTAGTTTGGGTATAAATGAATGGTTTGTAGAGTCAACCGCAAGACCACAAATAACAATTGGTT